GCTCTATAATTGATGGGTATACAGATTTCTTTAAATAATATAAATGTCTAAAGCAAAGAAAGCTGCTAGTGCGGCTAAGTTACATAAAGATAAGATGGCATGTAACAAGCCAAAGAAAACCCCTGGACATAAAACTAAATCACACGTTGTAAAAGCTTGCGAAAATGGGAAAGAAAAGATAATTCGATTCGGTCAACAGGGCGTAAAGGGTGCTGGTAAAAACCCGACGACAGCCAAAGAGAAAGCACGTAAGAAGTCATACTATGCAAGACATAATGCCCAAGATAGCAAACCAAGTAAAATGAGTGCGCGTTACTGGTCTCATAAAGAAAAATGGTAATGAAAGATAAATTTTTAATTACAGTAAATGCTGATGTTTGTCGTACGTTATACCAAGCAGTATCGGATGCCATTGAAGTGTGGCCCGGTTCACCAGCTAGACCACCAGAACAACAAGAACAATATCGACAAATGAAGCTCTTTTTGTTTAGTATAATTTGTGAAGCTAATTATGAGCTATGAACAAAGACGGCAGCTACATCCAATCCAAGCCAAAAAAGACAAGGCAAGGTACTGGTAAACATTCCAAGCCCAATCATGGACGGAAACAACCTAGAGGCCAAGGAAAGTAAGCTATTATTAGATAACTTATTGCAATGAAATGGTCCCCTTTAACGAAGCGATTCAACTAATCAAAACGTTTGAGGGTTTCCACGAGAAAGCCTTTAGCGATCCCTCCATAGGTGAAGAAGCTTTCATTATAGGTTTTGGTACGACCTACTATCCTGACGGCTCTCCGGTCCGTCAGGGTCATTGCTGTACTAAAAACAAAGCACTTGAGTATCTAGCCGATGAAATCAAAATCATTTCAACTCAAATTATTGATTTGAATCTAGGTCTTGACCTGTCTATGCTTAATGCTTTAGTCTCTTTTGTTCATTCGATAGGCTGGGAATCTTTTCTTTATAGCAATGTAGTAGATTGCTGTGAACGTGAAGACTATAACCAAGCAGCAAAAGAGATTACCAAATGGATTTATGACTCAGAATATACAGTCATCGGTGGCCTTGTAGAACGTCGTCGAAAAGAAGTAAGCCTGTTTCTAAGTGAGCTAACAGATGGGACATGGATAGGTTCAGACATCCTTTTGAAAGCTTTTAGGAACTACACCGCCTCCCCTGGGCAAGTCAGAGCGATACGTAAGCTACAGGAAGCAATCGATCCGTATGCTCTTTCCAGCTTCGCAAATGATTTTGAGCTTGATGGCAACCCTTATTCGGAATTCAGCCAATCGGAGTATGACACAATCTTTAATCTGTAGCCTACAATATTAAAAACAGGGCAAAGAAGCATGAATAGCCAAACGTTGAACGAAGAATATGATATGCCTTTACATCTGCAGTTGGCCATGAGAAAGGCTGAGCTGGACTCTCAGGAGATGACTTGGGACCAGCTTCAGATTGCTTTACTATGCTTGTATCACAAGCGTTTGATCGAGACTCAAGCCATCAAAGACATGCTGGCAGGAGAGAATATTGATATTGAATTCGATGTTCCTACCGACTTTGAGCTCACGCAACTAGCCTTAACTATGATGCGTGATGATGATGACGAAGACGAAAGCAACTACCAGCCTTTCTAGCTTTATTTACTTTTTCTTTTTCCCGACCATTCCACGGAGTCTGGCCATCTTATCTTTCATGGATTCCTTGGGACCGCTTTCTTTTTTATCGTCTCCACTGCCGCCTTTTTTTAAGCCACGGACTTCTTCCCGTAGCTTTTTATTTTCTGCTCGTAGCTTAGCTTCGCCTGTTTTTGCTGCTTTGGTATAAGCCACAGGGCGCTTGTTACCTGGTGCAGGTTTTTTAATTGGTGCCATTGGTTGTGAGCAACTACTTCTTAATCTTAAGGTGGCCAACCAGTAGGTGGAACCACTGCAGGCCCTAGGTTAAAAGCACATCTTCTAGCTAAATTTGCTAGTACTTTTTGTTTGTCCTCATTACTAAGAACCGGTGTATGAATAATCTCCCACGCTACCTCAGAACAAAGTCTTACAGGTAGTGCGGGAGGAGCTGTTCTATAAGGGATCACTGTTATAGGGATCACCATAAACCCGGAATCAAATCACCAGTCAAAGCATAGGCACCAAAGGCAGCAATGATGCCTAGCATTGCAAGCCTCCCGTTTAAACGTTCTGCTTTTGTGTTGTGGTTTTCGTTCACTTCAATTACCTCCATTGTGGGTTCTTTGGCAAAGACGTTTGTTTGTCCGTGCTCGTTTGTCGTGACAGTCATCTTTGTAAAGTATTGTGTACATTAACAAACTAACCTGCCCAAATACCATTGAGCCTTGCGTAGTGACTCATCTCCACCTTTCTTTTTTTCTCTCCAAACATATTTGGCGACGTTGCCTTTGATGTAACCACGGAATTCTTCTGGTGTTAGCTGTGCTTCAATTGCTTCAATACATTCAATCGACCCTTCAGTTATATAGTGTGCCGGGTGATTTACATTATCAACAACAGCTTCCTTATGTTTATCAAGATAAGTCTCCCAGACTTTTTCTTGATATGTTTTTTCATCAGCCTCTTTCTTTGCCCATGGGACAGGGCAAATACCATCTGGGCAATCTGAAATTTCTTCTTGATTCAAATCGCCAGATTCTGCAGGACTGATCCCGATCGGTTTAAACCAGCCCTCAGCTTCCTTTGGTTGGTCGTTGCCACTGCTTGCTCTTCGGGGGAGAGCTGCCCCATGTCCACCAAGAGTTGTCGTGGTTGTGGCATAGCGCCCTGCATCATCCCCTCTTCCGCTGATGGAATTGTTCCCGTTACTCCGCATCTTGGTTGTGCTCTTGGATCTATAGCTAAGTTAACACGATCTGACATATCTTGCTGGGTGACTGCTAAACCAGTGTTGTACTGGTCATACATAGGTACATCATTAGCTTCGTTATCTAATGGCTGACCAATATCATTCATGTCAACCATGCGCTGACGAAGAGTATCATTCTCTTCCATAAAAGCACTAAGGAAGCCGTCCATTTATCTATTCGCTGGGAGTATACTGTTAATTATAAGTTATATAAGTCAATGGCAATAGGTAGCTCAGGCAGTGGTGTTAGTGACTTAAATCCTGAGAGAGCTTATGACGTTGACGCTCGTCGCCTTGATGAAACTGAGAGGAGGATTGACCGTGCAGCGGACACTCGCAACGAAGATAAGCAAGATCGTGTTGGTAAGTTTCTGAAATCAGCACGTTCAGCCGGTAAGTTCCAGCAGAAGAGACAAATTGATGCGCCATGGAGGGATCGTGAAGGTCAAATGCCTGCGTTCACCGAAGGAGATCGATTTGGCAGGGCTGGTTCAACGAACTATGCAGATAAACCACAACCGTCAACCAGTAAGCTTTATTTCTAAAGCCTGCCTAGTATTCTAATCACACTTTTGACAATACAACCTCATATGGTTGCTTGTTATATTTACCTTTTCTTTCAAGATAGGACACTTCACAAGGATCACCTTGATAAAACAAGAGCTGGCAGATACCCTCATTGGCATATATTTTATTAAACAAGCTGGTGCAATTACTAATCTCTAGAGTCAGATGACCTTCCCAACCTGCTTCCGCTGGAGTAATGTTGACGAGGATACCTGAACGTGCGTACGTACTCTTACCAACCGCAACAACTGTAACGTCCCTGGGAAGACAAAGACGTTCCATAGCAACGCCAAGGCAATAACCATATGGCGGAATGATGAAATACTTTCCTTTCTCATCTTCGTGTAATTCAGTCTCCTTTAAGATTTCAGGATCAAAATTCTTAGCATCGCAAACACCGTGTTGAACACCGCCAAAAAGAAGGCACTGACTAGGAGACAGCCGAATATCGTACCCATAGCTTGATAGACCATAGCTTAGTATCGGTGTTTTGTTTTCAGTACTTATCAGTTTATCTTGGAAAGGTGCAATCATACCTTTTTCTGCAAACCCTTTGATCTGCTTATCGCTTAGAACTGACATGCTTGCCGCTTGAGTGCTCCAACTCTACAGCAAGATTCTTCCTTTTTCACCGTAGATATCGCAGAAATCCTCAGTAGATTTCTCAATATTTTCTTTAGGCTGCAAGTAGATAACTGCACTAGCGCCTGTGGTGCGTGAGTCAGTTTCTTCTTCACCAAAGTAATGCCTTGTAAGCTTAGGACGCGATTTCAAAAGACACACAGGATGATCAAAGATATCCTGTGAATACATCACGATATCAATATAATTAGTAAAGTAAATAGCCTGTTCAACATTTCCTTTAAGCCATTGTTGCTTTAAAGTTTTCCACCAAATAGCAGAGCCTGATGTCAAAGTAGGCGATAAACCCCTGGTTGGTATCCACCGTGCTTCACGTTTGTTGTAGTAAAGACAAGCCGGTGGATGGAAACAATAGACTTTACCAAACCATTCAGCTTCATTAATGGGATCATCCTTAGCAGTAAAGAAGTGATTAGCACCTACGTAACCGTTAGCAAACTCTGAGCTAGCAGGATCCAGATCGATGTTACCCATAAGTAAATGAGCACTGTCAATAAGGTCTCGATTAGAGATCCACTCATAACCTTCTACGCGACGGTTGTCTCCTCTACGTACGGTCATTCTGATGCCTGGTTATAGTCGATTGCAAAGTAGCGCATCCCTTGATGATCGTTGATAATGTATCCTGCGCCAGCTGCAGGGTCGATTTTTTGAGCTGCTTCAAGGATGCTTTTAAACGTTTCTTTGAGTTCACCATCTGAGTTTTCCTCTGCATTGTGGAGTTCTTTTAAGGTTAACCAGAACATTGATCTTTCGCTACTATTTGGCTGAAAGCACATAACTCCTGGGCCTTCAGTCTCCCAGAATTTAATGGACTGTTCACCCATATCCCCTAGCAACAGCTTGATAGTTGCGTCTGCATACTTGGCACTAGCAGGATCCATGTCTTTGCCAATGACTGATGCTAATAAGTCTTCGCGTCTACTCATGGCTCAATAGTTTCTGGCGATTTAAAACAGTAATCATCTTAGGTAATGGTTCATAAATAACAACCATTTTGCCTAACACACCCCGTTTTTTTATTAGCTTACCATTATCGTCGCGCATTTTAGACAATTCACCAGCACGAATAAGATACTCAGCAACACAGCGCAATCTTCTTTTTAAAGGCAGGTCCGCATTAGGGAAGCGACTACAGATTGTCTCTGGCTTCATATCTGAAAAAGCTAAGCGTAAGCGATTGGCCAATGTCATATTGCTATTCGGATCTTCGATTTCAAAATCACGAATCATTTGGATATAACGACGGAGCGTTGCGTCATCAAATGATCCAGTGGGAGGCAAGAAAGGTGCAACCTGAAGGCTTAGGCTACTGGGCAAATACGATTCGTAATTATCTATTGTTAATAGATCAATCAGAATTGTGTCAAAACGATGTTTCATTTGAATTATCCTTTTTCTTTCTGTAAGTTTTCAAAGAAATCGCGTTTGTTTTCGTACAGATTTGTACCGCGATCATTATCAAATGTACGCAAACTCGCCTCTGGTCCTTTTGAATAACTTAAAATCAGTTGGTTCCATGGGATACGAACCATTTCTTTTTTCGTTCCTACCGGAATCACAATGTAATGAACACCCTGGACCCACCCTTTAAACCTAGGGTCTACTTGTTTTTTCTTTCCTTGTAAAATCCAATTACGTATTGTCTGGTCAGTAACGCCAAGTCTTTTGGCGCACTCTTCAGTTGAGATATATTCTTCTGCATAAATCTCAGGGCTTACTTGATCGGTCTCACCATTTGAATAACGAGAGTGCCACATAGAAGCAAGGATGTTTCTGATTCCCTTCAATTCGGAAGCAATTGCTGATAGTTCTTTATTTGCTTCAGACATTCTTGATTAATGTTACACTCATACAAAGATACAACTTTATCCGTGGAAGAGCAAGTACCTGCAAGTCAACCACCCGGAAACTACTACGAGAATCCTGAAGGTCCGAGGTATCAAAACCCTGCTGAATTCAACCAGGCCACAGTCCCTGAAGCACAACCAGCTCAGCAGCCTGGGGTTGTTTTCAATAGGCCAGATTTTCAAGCAATGCGAGAGCAAGCTTTACAAGATGCCATCGCACAAGTAACCCAAAGGCAGGCCACTGGTGAACCACCCCAACAATTTGTTCAGGCACCTGTGCCGCAACCAGCTCCTGCACCAGTTCCTCCTCCTCAACCTTTGATTCAAACACAGGTTGAACCTCAGGTTATCTATGTGAAAAGAAACCTTACTCTGGCTGAGATTATTATTGTTTTTGCAATCACAACCGGTTGTGTCGTAGGCATTCAAGGCATCTGGACCCTGGCGACGGACATTTTACCAAGGATTGAAATTAAAGATAAATAAGCCAGCTTATAATTAAGTATAAGACTTGGCTTAAAGTAGGGTGGCAAATAGGAAAATTACACAATTCCCGGCTATTAATCCGGCTGATATTGTAGATCAAGACCTAGTAACGCTTGTCTCGGTTTTCGAGATTGATCCTGCCCTACGTAATAAGAAATTAAATTTTAGTGGTCTTCGGGTTTACCTGGACCAGTACTATATCAACCAAGGTGAGACGGATCCGTTCACTGTAGGTAACGTACTTGTTACGGGATATGCAACAATTTATGGCGACCAGAATATACGTGGTGATTTAACTGTATCAGGGACTAGTGTCTTTGAATCAGATGTAGCACTAAACTCAGATGTCTTCATTGGTAATAATCTTGCAGTAACAGGTAATATTACTGCTAACCAAGTAGATGCTCAGAATTTAATCGGTGATTATCTTGAGGTTGTATCAGGCAACTTTACTATTGCTACTGGCACAGTAAGTGATTTTACCAGTGGCTACTTTGACTATGTTTCCGGTACAACAATCACTGGCGATAACGTTGGCATTCAAAGTGGTACTGTTGTTGACCTGACCGTCACCCGTGGCATTGATGCTGTCAGTGGTTATTTTGATTACCTGATCGTTGATGAGTTTATTGGTTCTGGTGTCACTATCACTGGAAACATTGATGCTAATAACATCAATGCAACAGGTACAATTTCA